CAAACTCTCGCCGCTGTTGCAGGCTCGGGAGATCGGCAAGATTGAGGCCAAGTTGGCTGACAATCCCCCGGTCAAGAAGACAACGAACGCGCCCCCGCCGATTGCGCCTGTCAGCGCACGGGCAAGCGGCGCTCCGGCTTACGACACCACGGACCCTCGTTCGCTGAAAACGCTGACGACGAGCCAGTGGATCGAGCAAGAGCGCCTGCGCCAGATCAAGGCGTGGGAAGCTAAGCAGCGCGCACGCTAACCAACTTTTGAAGGAAATGCAAAAGTGAACAGTTTGCTCACAATTGACATGATCACGAGGAAATCCCTCGAGATCCTGGAAAACCAACTGGTTCTCACCCGCAACGTCAACCGCGCTTACGATGACAGCTTCGCCGTCGAAGGCGCCAAGATCGGCTCCAGCCTGCGTATCCGCCTGCCGGACCGCTCTCTGGTGACTGACGGTGCCGCCCTGCAAGTGCAGGACGTCAGCCAGCAGCAGGTTACCCTGACCGTGGACAGCCAGAAGCACATCGGCGTGAACTTCACGACCGCTGAGCTTACGATGTCCCTCGACGACTTCGCCGACCGAGTGCTCAAGCCAAGGATCTCTCAGCTTGCGGCCAGCATCGACGCCGACGTCGCCAACGCCTATCGAAACATCTTTAACTCGGTCGGCACCCCGGGCACCACACCCGCGACCTCGCTGGTCCTGCTCCAGGCCCAGCAAAAGATGAACGAAGCGGCGGCGGTTGCCAGCCCCCGTTACCTGACCGTCAACCCGGCTGCGAACGCCGGTCTGGTGGAAGGCATGAAGGGCCTGTTCAACCCGGTCAGCACCATCTCCCGTCAGTTCAAGTCGGGCCTGATGGGCGAAGGCATCCTCGGCTTCGAGGAGCTGGCCATGTCGCAGTCGATGAAGGTCCATACCACGGGCGACTGGGGTACGGCCATTGAAGTTGACGGCACCACGACCACGCAGGGAACCTCGCAGCTAACCATTACCTTCACGGGTTCCGCGAAGACGTGGAAAGTTGGCGATGTGTTCACCATGCAAAGCGTTTTTGCGGTCAACCCGCAGACTCGTGAGTCCACTGGCTCGCTCCAGCAGTTTGTGGTGACGGAAGATCTGACCGCGACCACGACCGGCACGCTGAAGTTCGCCCCTGCGCTGTACACCGCTGCGCACCCGCTGGCCACCGTTAACGCCTTCCCGGCTAACGATGCTGACATCACGATGCTTGGCTCGGCTGCGTCGCAGTATCCGCAGAACATGGCCTATCACCGCGACGCCATCACGTTTGCCACCGCCGACCTGATCATGCCGCAGGGCGTGGACATGGCTTCGCGGCAGGTCCACAACGGCATCTCCATGCGGATCGTGCGTCAGTACGACATCAACAACGACCGACTACCTTGTCGGGTCGATGTATTATACGGTTACAAAGTGATTAGACCTGAGATGGCCGTCCGCGTTTGGGGGTAAACCATGTCCTACACTAAGCCTATCGGCGTAGCCTACGAGGATCAGGATCTTGACGATGCCACCATCGGCAAGGCTCCTGCCCTTGGCGGCAAAGTCGGGTTTTATGGCCAGACGCCTGTCGTGCAGCGTGCTGCGTCGATCCAAGCGGCGTCCGTTGTGTCCGCATCATCTGTGATGAGCGCGGCCTCCAAAGTTGCTGAATTTGCGGCTGAAGTGGCGGCTACCCTCACTGCGCTGGGTCTGTGGAAAGGCTCGGCCTAATAGGAGATTTGAAACATGGGACTTCCAATGGTTGGTGATGGGTACCAAGTCGGTGATGGCAATACCGCTGAGGGCCTGAAAGTCGGCGTTAGTGGCGGGACGATTGGCTTCTACGGCAAGGCCCCTGCTGCGCAGCGGGCTGCGGCCGTTCAGGCCGCGTCTGTGGTGTCGGTAGCGTCGTACATCTCGGTGTCCACAAATCTGTCGGTGTTTGCGGCTGAAGTTGCTGCAACGCTGACGGCTCTTGGTTTGTGGAAAGGCACGGCGTAACGCCTATGGGTTCGCTTCTGCACGTCGGTTGTGGGGGCGAACCCATCCCCGAGTGGGCGCAAGGGCACTTTAACGAAGTGCGTTTGGATATTGATACCCGACATGCGCCGGATATTGTGGCCAGCATGACGGATATGGGCGACGTCGGCCCGTTTGACGCGGTCTACAGTAGCCATTCACTGGAGCATCTCTACCCGCATGATGTAGAGACGGCGCTCAGCGAATTTCATCGTGTCTTAAGTGACAAAGGGTTTGCGGTCATTTTTGTGCCGGACTTAGAAGACGTTTGCCCGACCGAAGATGTTCTTCTTAACGCCCCGTGCGGCCCTATAACCGGCTTGGATATGATCTACGGGCTGCGCAGTTTGCTGCCTATCCAGCCGCACATGGCGCATCACACAGGCTTTACGTCCAACACGCTGCGCACGGCGCTGGAGCGCGCAGGATTTTCAAGCGTTCTTGTTCAGCGCATGGAAAACTACAACCTTATGGCAATTGCGGCTAAGTGAAACTCGTCCTTTGCGTTCCCACCATCCGCCGCCCCTATCAGCAGTGCCTCGATAGCATCGAGGCGTCCGTGCCTCTGCTGGACGCTGCGGGCATCAAGCACCAGATGGTCAACGAGGTCGGCAACCCGTACATCAGCGCCGCGCGGGCGACGATGCTGCGCAAGGCGCTTGACGCTAAGGCCGACACCATCGTCTTCATTGACCACGATCTGTCGTGGAACCCGCAGGATCTGCTGACGCTGGTGCAGACCGAGGGCGACGTCGTGGCCGGAACGTATCGGTTTAAGTCCGATGACGTGTCCTACATGAGCACCATCCACAGCACGCACGACGGTTACCCCATCGTGCGCGAGGACGGCGCCATCAAGGCGAAACTGGTGCCAGCGGGTTTTCTGAAGGTTACCGACAAGGCCGTGGATCGTTTCATGACTGCCTACCCGGAACTGTGTTACGGCGAGAAGTACCGGCAGAGCGTGGACTTGTTCAATCACGGGGCGCACGAAGGCGTCTGGTGGGGTGAGGACTACGCTTTCTGCCGCCGCTGGGAAGCGATTGGCGGCGACATCTGGCTGGTGCCGGATCTGCAACTTGACCACCACAACCCGGACAAGTCCTACTCGGGCAACTTCCACATCTACCTTCGTCAGCAGCCAGGAGGCGATCTTTGGCAACCATCTACCTGAAGCATCCGCAGCACGGCAACAAGATCGCCATTGCCGAAGCCGAGGCGGAAGCAGATGAGAAAAACGGCTGGGAGAGGTATACTCCCGGCGAAGAAGTTGCGCCTAACGAGCTTGTCGTGGCGCGGCGCGGCCGACCGAGGGTGACCAATGAGCACAACCGCCGGGGACCAGATTAACGCGGCGCTGCGCCTGATCGGGCAACTAGCCGAAGGCGAGGTGCCCTCCGCCGCGACGACGCAAGACGCTCTCGCGGCAATGCAGCAGATGATCGATAGCTGGAACCTTGAGCGGCTGATGGTCTATGCCACGCAAGACCAAGTCTTCACTTGGCCGCAGGGCGTGGCGACACGCACGCTGGGGCCGACGGGCGACTTCGTGGGCGGACGCCCGGTGGCGCTGGACGACGCCACTTACTTCCGCGATTCGGCGAATGGTCTGAGCTACGGCATCAAGATCATCAACCAGCAGCAGTACAACGGCATCGCGCTCAAAACGGTTACGGCAACCTACCCGCAGGTCATATGGCCGAACTTCACGAATCCCGACATCGAGATGACCATCTACCCGGTGGCCACAAGGCCGTTGGAGTGGCATTTCGTGTCCGTGGAGCCGCTGACCCAGCCGGTCAACGCAGCGACGACGCTAGCCTTCCCGCCAGGGTACCTGCGCTGCTTCAAGTACAGCCTCGCCTGCGAGATCGCTAACGAGTTCGGCATCGAGCCGCCGCCCACGGTGCAGCGGATTGCCATGACCAGCAAGCGTAACCTCAAGCGGGTCAACTTCCCCAACGACGTCATGTCCATGCCTTACAGCATCGTGGCGCGGCGGGGCCGGTATAACATCTACGCCGGATCATACTAATGGCCGACGTCAAGATCTCTCAACTGCCCGCAGCCACTTCGCCGGTCGCGTCTACGGATGTGCTGCCTGTCGTGCAGGGCGGCGCCACCAAGAAAACGTCCATCGCTCAGTTGGGCTTTTTACCCGCAGGCACTAGCGCGGTTACGCGCACGATTCAAGACAAGCTGCGCGACGTTGTTAGCGTCAAGGATTTTGGCGCTGTTGGTAACGGAGTGACCGACGACACGGCGGCAATTCAAGCGGCGATTGCAGCATCAGATACTGTGTTTTTTAACTCTGGAACGTATTTGCCAGTAACAATTTCCGCGTCAAACAAAACTTTAATCATGGATGGTGACGTCGAGTTCCGCTTACCAAACGGCACAGTTGGCTCCAGCGCTGTCACGGGGCCTGCCGTTTTTCATGTTAGCGGCTCCAATGTCACAATAGAGGGTAATTTTACGGTTAACGGAAATCGCGCTAACAACAGCAGCTATTCCATCCCGACTACCGTAAGAATTGCCTCTCTGTATGTTACCGGCAATAACGTAAAATTTAATGGCGAAGTTTACGTCAAAGACGCTTACTGGCTTGGATTTACTGCTGAAGGTGGAAGCACTACGGGCACAGAAATCACTGGATTGTATATCAATAACCTTCGCGTTGAGAAAGCAGACTACCACACAGTACTAATGTGGTCTGTCGCAGACTGGCATATCAATTCAATTGTCGCTTCTGGAAACGTATCCGATTCTTGGCTGTATGGGACAAAAGATCAACGTATTCGTGTTGGCACTCAACTTTCTAATACATCAAAATGCAAAAACGGCTCTGTCAATTCTATATTGAGTGACAAATACGTTAACTTGACAATTGAAAACGGCGCGGAAAATATCGCAATCGGTACTGCCATTGCTGCTGGCGGAGGAAAGCTCCAAAATGTCTCTCAAGTAGCTATCCAAACTTTTATCGCGGCAGATGCCAGCTTAAAAAATGAAGCGTATGGTTTTGCGCTAATTAACGCATCCAAGTGCCATATAGGTACATGTATTGTTGCTAACTACGACTGCAACAACACGTTTACCGGCTACGCCTTCGTCATTGATGGTGCCAGCAATTGCAGCATCGGCTCGATTACGGTAAGCGGCTCGTTAGCTACTGCTGCTAATGCCTTAGATATGATAATCACAGGCGCAAAAAACGTTCATATCGGGCAAATTAGTTTAACCGCACCCTCCGGGACGCTTAACGGTTTCATGTTTGACTACGACCCGGCGTACTCGCCGCAAGAAAACATAGTGATTGATAGTCTAATCTCCACAGGACACACTACTTGGGATGTGTCGGTCGATAACCCTGAACCTATTTTAATTCGATATGTTAACCCAGATGCTGTTTTTAATGGGTCTTCAAAGCTAAATGTATATCCGCAAATCGCTGTGCTTGCCGACGGCGTCACTCCGCCCGCTTCTGCAACCTCTCTTGCAAAAATATATGTAGATGGCCCCAGCGGGGATTTGAAAATCATTTTTGCAGACGGCGTGGTAAAAACAATTATTACGGACACCTGAGCTATGGCAAACATCAAGATCTCTCAACTGCCGGTCGCCTCGACGCCCCTGACTGGCGACGAGCTAGTGCCGTTGGTGCAAAGTGGAGTCACTAAAAAAGCGCCTTCCGGGTCTATCGGCACCGCGCCTATAAACGTTAAGTCCTACGGCGCAACGGGAGACGGTGTCACTGACGACACGGCGGCTATTCAGGCCGCAATAAATGCTGCGGTTGCGGAACGCCGTGCAGTATATTTTCCGCCCACTAACCAGCAGTATCTAGTCACTCAAAGTTTGCTGCTGCCAACTTCGATTCCTAGCTCGGCTGTTTACAAAACGCTTGTCATGTACGGCGACGCGACGCCGGGGCAAGTAATGGACGGCATTAGCTCCGGCACGCGCATTTTTAGCACTGCAACCAAGTTTTTCCGCAGCGACATTGCGCCCGCGGGGTCGGGCGATTTGCCTTACATAACCATAGATTTTCGCAATCTTCAGTTTCAGGTTAACTACACGACTAACCCTACCGCAACGTGTTTTGATGAAATGCAGTTGTGGGGGGCAAAATTGACGGATTGCGGTTTCTACGGTTTTGACATTTTTGTGTACGGTTGTCTGACCCGAATAGCCACGATTCTTGGGTGCCAGATTGGTGCAAGACGAACGCTGAAACGGCACGCAAGTTACGCCACTGTGTCGTTTGATTCATTCATCAGCTACAACTATATCAACGGGCTGACGGGAACGCCTGCGGGCATCACGACGGATGCCAACATCGATCTATCCGACTGTGCGCAAATGTTTGTGGCGTATAACTACATTGACTTCTCGTACATCGGACTAAAAGTAGCGGGTGCCAGCCAAAACATCAATGTAACCGACAACATCATCGATGTCTGCTATCGCGGAATTCTGGTCGGTTACGGTTTTCCGACGCGCTTGATCTCTCGCAATCAGTTTCTGAACATCAAACGCGCTAGTTGGAATCTGCTAAACGCAACCGCTAGGGCGGCGCGGCCGGAAATGGAAACCAACGATTGGGAATGTGTGCGATGCGACAATGAGCGCAATGTCAACATTGTTCTATCGGACAATCTTTATCCGGACGCTGACAAGTTTTTTGTTTTTGGCACCAAGGGGCACTACAACATTCAAGAGCGCGGCAACATCGGTGCGTACGGAAACACAACGCAGACCGGCACATACAGCCAAGCCACTACCGTAGTCACCGTTAGTTCAACAGCACATGGCCTAGCGGTCGGCAACACCGTGGCAGTGACCTTTACTTCAGGCGGTTCTGTCAGCGGGACGTATCGCGTCGCAACAGTGGCTGACGCCAATACATTTACCGTGACAGTTACTGGCGCGGCGTATGGCGGCTCTACTAGTGGCAACGTATCGTTTATGAAAGTGCCACCTCCAGCAGTCGATTTTGCAAGCCGCACGATTGATACCGCAACGTATCCGCTGGACAACACGCTGCTGAAGTTTGACTCGCTTGAGAACGCTGTCGTCACAGAAATTCGGCCAAAACGAAGCGTTTACATTGGCTTGAACTATCAAATTGGCTCCCCGCCAATTCGGTTGCGAGTCAACAGCGACTATTCATTGACGGACTCAAACGGCAACGCATTTCCGTGGGGCAAAACCAACCTTTTGTCCGCTACTGATTTCGCGTCTGGGTGGACGTTTGCAAGCGGTGTGTCTGAAGTCGCTGGCGTCTTTACCGCATCCAGCGGTAACGGCTGGAGCTATATCACGATTCCTGGATCGCCAACGGCAGGGACGTATTTAGTGGCAATCAATATAGCGACGCGGAGTTCGGGTTCCGTTGCGTGTGGTTGGTCTAGCACTGCTACACCTAGCACTTATAGCGACAGCGGCATCATCACAAATCAGAACACAAGCAACGGCAACGCTTTGGCGGCAACGGGGTTTTTCATTCAACAGTTGAATATCACGGCAACTCCGTCTCGATTCGCAATCTTTTGCGCGAATCCAACGACATTGACCATTGATTACGTTGCGCTGATAAAAATCGCTTAATGAAAACACCGTTCCTCGGCTCCAGCTATGTGGCCCGCAGCGTAAACGCTGCGGACAGTCGCTGCGTGAACCTGTACCCAGAAATCCTCGCCGAGGGTGGCAAGGAGGCGGCGTTCCTGACCCGTGCTCCGGGCCTGCGTCTGGTGACGACCGTGGGTACGGGGCCAATCCGAGGGATGTTGGCTTACGGCGGGTTCGGCTACGTCGTCAGCGGCGTGGAGTTGTACCGCATCGACCAGTACTACAACGTCACGCTGCTCGGCACGGTCAGCGGCTCGGGGCCGGTCAGCATGGCCGACAACGGCGACCAGTTGTTCGTCGCCTGCGATCCGAAGAGCTACATCTACAACGCGACGACAGGCGTCTTTCAGGAGATTACGGACCCGGACTTTCCCGGCGCGAAGACGGTCTCGTTCCTCGACGGTTATTTCGTCTTCAGTCAGCCCAACTCGCAGAGGTTCTGGGTGACAAGTCTGCTCGACGGCACCTCGGTCGAGCCGCTGGACTTCGCCAGCGCCGAAGGCTCGCCTGACCGGCTGGTGTCGCTGATCGTGGACCACCGCGAGGTGTGGCTGTTCGGCACCTCGTCGGTCGAGGTCTGGTACAACGCCGGAGGCGTGGACTTTCCGCTGGAGCGCATCCAGGGCGCGTTTAACGAACTCGGTTGCGCTGCGGCGTACTCAGTCGCCAAGCTCGACAACGCGCTGTTCTGGCTGGGCGCGGACGCTCGCGGCAAGGGCATTGCCTACCGCAGTAACGGTTACACCGGCACGCGGGTCAGCACCCACGCGATTGAGTGGCAGATCCAGAGCTACAGTCGCATCGATGATGCCATCGGCTACACCTACCAGCAGGACGGGCATTCGTTCTA